GAACTAATACTTATTTTCCCTCGTTCTACACCATCTTTGATAAAACTTAATACACCGTGCCTCATTTCAATTCGAGCATTAAATTCTTCCGAATAAGAAAGAATAGAACCATCAGCTCTAATAACTGCTAAACCCTGATATGAATTATTAATTTTTTTCTGAATAGAGAACACCCATGTATTTTTCCCACTGTTTGTATTAGGCGGTTGAAAATACACTCTATAACTATCAGAATCTATTGTAACGTCTTTATAGATTGCATTCTCATTGACATTCCATCCAGCTATTTCAGCCAATTTTGTTATAAGTTTTCCTGTATTCGCATCAATCGAAAGAACTGTATTTCCATCATCATCTTTAACTGTTAATGCTCCTGTGTTAATCCAGTTTGCATTGATTCCCACAGTATTTAATATTTTCGTTATCGTTGTTCCGTCTACCAATGTTCCTACATTCCACGTTTCACCTCCGTCCGTTGACATTCCCCAACCTTTTGCATTTAATTCAATCACTACTTTAGATTCTTTCCTGGTAGGTTTATCGCAAAAATATAAAATATTGCTTCCATCTTCCTGTTTCTCTGAAATAGGATACAGTCCTTGCTTTTCATTCATTGCGCCTTGCAAATCTTCAAGTGCCTTTGAAAATTCTGACCGCTGTTGTGTCAGAGTTTTTCTTAGTTCTCTATAGACCTGTGTTGCTTTACTGTATCTCGTTGATGAGAGGCGCTCTGGTGATACTGCCCCGCACAGCAATTCCTGTAGAGCTTTTGCCGTATATGTTGCTCCTGTAAGGATTGTTTTGTATTCTTTTCCTTTCCGGTCAGTAACTACGGCTATGTCTCCGGCCTCTATTGCAGGGTCTCCTTGACATTTTATTGTTAATGGCCTAAATGTAAGTCCGTTAAGTCTTTTACCTACATATTCAGCTACAGAAGCTCCTTTTCCATCTTGAATCAGTTTATTTTCTTTAATTTCTAAGACGTACCCTTTTGTTCCATAGAGATATTCTGTTTCATTTTTTTCTGTGTCCGAATCAGTTGTGCTTTCTTCTACAACCTTTATTCCAGTTACTACAACGTCATCTGTTTCTATTGTTCCTGTGTAGTCTTCTACTTTTATAGTTTCCGTATTTTCTTTAATGTTTTCAGATTCCAAAAGGGAAGTATTGTACCAGCTCGCTGTTAACTTATCATCTTCATTGATTTTAAAAAATAAGCAGGCAATTTCTCCGGCATATTGGAGAATCTGCCTAAAAGTTAAAGATGTATCTGAGGGTCTGGCAGTTACGACAAAGTTATTCTGAGGAAAAGAGGCTATATCTGCTGACATAGACACATTGCAAGCACTGCAGGCATCTCTTACAATCTGACCAAGCGTGGCCGGATACTGTAATTTGCTTTCTGTATATGGCTTATCGAATTTCGTCATACTATCGAGAGCTGTGACACTTACCGTATCTCCTGAAAGTGTTCCCGGTTCTGCATAAAAGATTCCTTTTTTTAGCCATTCTGTTGTTTCTGATAATTCAAGTCCGACTCTGGCCGTAATCTTCGCTCTTGAAAAGTTACGCCCGCTATAAGTCCCCTCTATGTTATCTATCTTGAGTTCTAACTGTTTTGCAATAGCCGCTCCGATGTCAAAACTATTTGTGTTTGATGTATTATCCGAAATCTTAAATGTATATAGTTCTGCGTCTTGCGCTGTAATAACGGTTCCGTCTGCGAACTCTATTTTTGCCTCATGATGCAAGACTCTATTTTTTAATATTGTTTCTTTGTATTCAGCTGATGTGTTTATCATTTCATCACCTCTGCACTATATCTACTGAAACGCTCTTGTAATAAAAAATACCAGAGAGCCATCCAAGTTGTTCTTTGCTTAATGTCCCCCGATACACTTCGATTGTGATATCTATCCCATCATCACGAAAAGATACCGGGAAGTATCCGGGAACCAGAGTATTTTTTATAATCTTTTCTTCTGTTTCTGTTAGGTATTCCCACTTAAGAGATACTGTCTTTTTTTGTGCTACCGGGTCTCCGACCATACGGCCGGAGAGTGTTCTTCCTGTGTCAGATGACCAAATAATTTCATCGTTTATCGAGAGGCTTGTTGGCGCAGGGAGGGTAGTATTCCCTGACCATATGATTCTTTTTGCCATCATCCTACCTCCACTGCGTTAAATCTACGGTCCGCTGCCGTGCGGGCCGCCTGTGTTGCTCTGCCTACTTGTTCTGAATCAAGATAGAATCCCATTTCCGCAAGTGCGGTTACAATTCTCATTACCGCCCTATTGATGATGGATTCTAATTCTTCTTTTGTTACTCCGCTGCCTCCGGCTTCTCTGACGGCTTGTTTTGCCATTTCTTTCAATTTGCCCTCTGGGGCTACAAACTCGCCTTGATGCATATTGTCACCGATCATGGCAAGCTGCGGTGTGTTTGGTCTCACATATGCCCCTTGGGCCAACTTAGGTACATAGCTCATTTTAGGAATGCTAAATCCATTGAAGCCCCATGAACTTCCTCCAAAACCAGGAATCCAATCTGGAATGTCGATTGTAAATTTGATGCTATTAATCTTTGTAATTAACGAATTAATTGTCTTTATCACTGAGTTAAAAGCGCCAATAATCGCATTGATGGGTTTCTTCGCTAATGAACCGAGTGCACTGAATACTTTCGTAAAAGTACTTTTAATTCCTTCCCATGCCTTTTTCCATTTACCTGAAAATTTATTATTTATAAAATCGAGAATTTCGTTGAAATAGCCTTTTCCATCGCTGAATACATTCTTAAGTTTGTCTTTAAGCGCTCCAGCCGTAGCTTTTAAACCCTTAAAAGCTAGCGACCACGCAGGAGAGAAAGAGCCCTCGAGATGTGATAAAGCCTTACTAAGAATATTATCTTTTATAAACTTCCACGCCGCACTAAAGGCGGTTTTGAAGCCACTTACTACCTGCTTTAATCCACTAAATGCTTTCTGCCAGTCGCCGGAAAATATTCCTGTCAGAAAATCTATTAACCCTTTAAGTACTTTCGTAATACCTTTCACCACATCTGATACTACAGTTAATAAATCTAAAAATTTATCTCCTAATTTTTTAATGATAGGAGCTAAAATTGGCATAATATTTTTAACAACCCAGTTTATAAATGGTTGTAAAATATTTTTCCACAGTACTTTTGCTAAGTCAGCGACACTACCAAGTAAATCAATAATGCCGTCCAGGGCTGGTTGCACATGTCCTTTCCATGTGCCATCAAATTCTGTTGCCAAATCTTTTAAAACAGGGGCTATATATGTGTTAAAGCCATCCAGAAATGTTCCAGTAACATCAGATATTCCTTGTGCAAGCGAATCCAAGAATGGGGCTATATGCTCATCGTATACATCGTTTATCTTCGTAAATGTATTTTTTACGGCTTGGTGAAGTGTATCTAGCACAATTCGAATCGGTGATAATATATTCTCAAACGCAGTCTTTATCTTATCTACATTCTGTATCACAGGTGTGATGACAAGATTGGCAATATCTCTTACAAACTTCAAACCAAGAGCAATAGCTCCAAGAAAGCCATCCGAAAAAATACCAATAATATCTCCTGTGATTGCTTTTGCATCGTCTCCCGAAAGTACATCTAGAATATCTGCTATGGCAACCGCAAAATCTCCTACCATATTTGCTATATCCGAACTTACATCAAAAATAGATACTAGGTTTTCTTTAATATAGTCCTTGCTATTTTCTAGATACTTATCTATTCCTCCAAGAAGGTTGTCTGCAAAAGTAAGCCCTATTCTTATGAACGAACCTGCAATTTTTCCAAACGCAAGTGCAATCGAATCTGCACATTCATTTGCCGAATTTACAACTTCCTTGTCAGTAAAAATGTCTTTCAGGTTTTTTCCAATATTTTTTATGCTATTGTTAATTGATTCTATCTTCTTATCAGAATCTCCAAAGCCAATTGTAAATCCCTTTTTGAACAAGTCCGCAAGTTTTTTGCAACGATTAATAAGACCCTGCATTTTTTTGTCTTTCTTATCAATTACAGTGTCGCCTTGCGCCAAACTTCCAAAATCTGTCGAAGGAACTGCATTTCCATTAGGGGAAGTTGAACTGTCTGTCTTTTTATCGAGTTTATTAATCTTGTCAAACCCCATCAGGGAACGAGTTTCTTTTGCCGCTTTTTTTGCAGCGTTGGCCGTTTTATTTGTTGACTTTGTTGCATTATTCGCTGATTCTGCCGCATTATCCATTCCTGCGCTTGCAGCGTTGGCCGCGTCTGCTATTTGCTGTGTACTGGATTTCTTTCCTGTTATGAGTTCGGTAAAGTTCTTAAATGCACTCGCCAATACGGCAAGCTTTCCAATCACTGCATTAATAACGCGAAGGACAGGAGTAAATAAATTAATTAATCCTTGTCCGATGCTAGCTTTTAAGGAATCAAATTGTAGCTTCATGATACGGCATTGGTTTGCCCACGAATCAGAGGTCCTTGTAAAATCTCCTGTTGCTGCTGTCAACTGATCTTGTACAAACGCATATCGAAGAGCTACCTTTTCTGCTTCGCTCATCTGAGCCGTTGTCTTGCCAAAACCATTTGCCATCGCATACGCATCTAAGGCACTCTGGGTCATTACCACGCCAAGGTCCTTTAGGGACTCTGTTTCGCCCGTGAAGACGCTTTTTAGTTTCGTATAGGCTTCATCCTGACTGATATTATAAAATGATGCCACATCACCTGCCAGGCCTGTGAGAGTGGTTCCCATATCGTAGGCCTGTTTTTCCGTAAAGCCAAACGCTTTTGCCATTGCCCCAAATGTGCCTGTGTACCGTTTTGCCATCGTCTCTGACAAACCAAAGCTTTTAGCTGCACTCTGTGCAAATTTGTCAACTTGTGCTGTCATAGACGGAAATGTAACATCAACTACGTTTTGAACTTCTGCTAAGTCAGAGCCAAGTTTCAAACAGGATTTTCCGAAATCGACTACTTTCTTAACTGAAAAAGCTGCAGCTAAAGCCATACCAGCTTTTTTAGCAAGCCCGGTGATTCCTGCCATCTGTGTTTTAAATTGATTTTGATTTACGACCAGGTCAAGTCCAATCTCGCCCACGCTTGTAGCTGCCATAATACCACCACCTTTTTTTAAAAGGCATCGGCACATGGCACTACTTGCCCGGATTAATCTTTATCTCAAATATCTTTTTACAATGTCTTGCCTGACACTTGAAAAATACGCCCCGGCATTTTGCATCCGGGGCGTACTGAATTTTTTGTTCGTGTCCACAGTAAGGACATTTTATCTTCTTTCTTTCAATTTTTAATCACTTCCTAATCCATCCATGCTTAAAAATGCTGTTTTAAACATGTTCATTGTATTATTCATCTGTTCTTTTGTTATTGTCTGAGCTAAATATTTTGCTCGCTTTCTCTGCCACTCGTTTCTGATTCGGTGTTGTTCTAGGGTGAAGTTTTCAAGATATTCCTTCCTGTCTTCTGCCCGGATTGCTACAACTCTACCAAGTGCCGTATCCGGTCCAAGTCCAATCAGGAGGTCTCTAAATTCGTCCCATTTCATTCCGGCCGGAAGTTCTCTTGACAAACGAATCCCGTACTGTGACTGAAAAGAAGAAATAATCAACGAGAAGTCTTCTATCAAATCATAGTACGGGTCACTACTCTCCCTGTTCGTCTCCCATCACTAAAGACATTGCGGCTTCCACAATCGTCATTAACGATTTTGCAGATAATTTTCTTCCGTTTCTTTCAAGATTGCAAATAGCTTCCACGTCTTCTGGTGCAAATATCAGATTCAATGCTTCTCCTACCGCTTCAAGTTCTGTCTTCTCTGAGAACACTCCCATCAGGCGAAGCATTGTTTCCGCATCTGCTTTTACTTCTACGTCCAATGTTCCGATTTCTAAAACTGGATTTTCTTCAAAACACAGTTTGTCTGTAATATCAATTCTTTTTGCCATTGTTTTCCTTTCTATAAAGCTGGTGTAATCGTTGGTTTTCCGTTACTAATTGTGTCAAATTCCAACGGGCCAACATCGGTACTTCCGCCACCACCGCAATTCTTTACGTCATAGATTGCATTTGTCCAGGAGATACTTGTTCCGTCTGGCATTTCCCACTCGAAATATCCTTCTGCATCGTGTCCATTTTTGAACGCTTTTCCGGCTACGAAATCATTGCCTGTATCTCCGATGTTTCGCTTGCCGCTCAAGGTAATTGTGATTGCTTTCGCAGTCATTAAACCTCTCTGCCAGCCTTCCTGATCCATTGGGGTCCATGTCTGGACCCCATTTGAAAACGCCACTGAAAAACTATCCATATCTGCAATCATGGTTGCTGATTCTTTCGCTACTCCCGCCTTAAATTTATTGTCTAAGACAGGGAATACATTTGTCGCCTTACTCATTTCTTCACCTCTTTTTCATAAATAACAGCCGCTTCAATGACATATTCATAAACGCCTGTTTCATCCGTTCCGATGTCTTGCAAATCATAAAGTAACTGTATAAATTTTATTGTTGTTTTGTTTATTTTCGCATCTCTTACAATATTTATCGCATCAAATAATGCCGTTGCTACCTTTTCCGTGTCCCTGGGAGACTTATTCCAATGCACAAGGAGAGTTATATGTTTTATCCCGTATCCTTGCTGGTTGGGGCCTCCCAGAGTTCCGTGATAAGGATACTGGTGCTTACTATTATAAACTCCTATAGACCTTTCTGGTTTATCTGAAAGTTTCCCCATGTATACTTCTTTTGTTAAGTTTAAAGATGCGATATAGTCTCTTACATCTGCAAGTGTCATATTCCTGTCAGCCTCCTGTAGATTCGTTTAAATGCATTTGTGCAGTAATCTGCCTCTCTACCTCCCGGAAGCCAGTCTTCATACCATTTTCCTTTTGCGTTCGGGTTTTCATCTGTATGGAAATGATATTCCGGATGAAAATACAGCCTTCTGGCATATGGAGTTGATGATACTATGGACACTTTCCCCTGTTTGCTTTTGGAAGTATCCACGAACGTGCTTTCATTCTGCAGGTTTCCGGTATCTCTCGGGAAAACCTGAGTCTGTACCACTTCCGTATGCAGCGCTTCCGCCGTCTGCTCTAATGCTGCTATTTGTGCATCTGTTAATTCTTTTATCTTCGGAAGATTCAACTTTATTACAGAACTTACCTTCATCATACAAGCATCACCTCTGTGTAGTTCACGGTTCCGTCAGGGTTCCTTACTTTGGTTCCTTGTTCAATCCGTCTTTTAACTCCAAATATCACAGCATAGCCGCCAGAGATAACTGGAAGTTCCGGACAGATGTCGCCTGGAAATAATGCCGAACCCGTAATCTGTATCAGCTTTTTCTCGGCGGTAAGGACTGTTTTAGCTTTGTCCTGATAGTTGCACTTTCCAGAATACGCCACCGCTTCCAGTGGTTCCCCATATTCACTCAGACCTTCCCTGTCCATCTGCAGGCTTATGTCTGTCCTGCACAGCCTCTTCGGCACCAGACATGGATATTTCATAGTCTCACCTCGCTAACCGGCAACATAGGCCGCTCTGACATAGCAGTGCATACACATCACGCTTCATGGCCACGCCCTTGTCCGTGAACACATTCCAGGAACTGCCAAACTGGGCAGATACCCCGTTAATGCTGTAAGAGGACAGGATTGTATTGATCTCATCTGCGTTCTCCACCTCAAAGTCTGCCTGCTGGCATATGACTTCTTTTATGATATCTTGCTGATATTCTGTCAAATTAAGAAAGCCCTGACTTACGATACGATTATAAGTCAGGGAATCAATATGTCTTGAAGCTTTTTTGAGAGCTTTGCTGAGCTCCTCTTCAGGGATTGTGTCGCCCTCATACCTGTTCAGGTAATAATCTGGTGTTACGTATGCTTTATAGGACATTCGATCACCCCTTATTAAGCGCCAACCTCTGCTGTATCAACGTCTACATAGATGCTGTCAATCTTGCCATCACGACCATTCGGGAACACGAATACGTCAGAGAAAGATCTGTTCTGATACAGATATCCATCGCCTTTTGTATGTGCACCAGGCGCAAAGTAGTAGATGCTGGAGATCTTCGGTACAGTCTTACAGGTCTGTCCACAAGCTACAAGTACGTTGATTTTGTGTGCACCTGTCACTGCATCGCCCGCTCCGGTATCAGATTCTGCTTTTTTCTTCAGCGGTTCAAATCCCCCGTCTTCCGGTTCCCAGTTAAACGCATCATAGAATCGTTCATCGTCAATAACTTCCATGAGTGGGACACCGTCAATGTCTGTCACTCTGGTTTCGATTCCCATACCACCCTCTGCAATCTGAGTCATTTCAATCTTACGTGTAAACTCTGTAGACTGTTCCAGAGCGTCCATGATTTCACTGCGGACATACATGATCAGAGAACCATTTGCTTTATATCTTCTGAGCTTTCCTTTGGCAAGAATGTCTTTCAGCATACTAAACGCTTTCGTCTTGGTGTATGCGGATGTTGCCGTGGATCCGTGATAGCCCTCTGTTTTCTGAGCCGCCTGAGCAACTTTAGAGAAGAACAGGGCATCTGTTTCCGGAACTACCCATGTCTGTTCGAATACGCGAGAGATATTCTGAATAGATGCTGTGGCATTTGTCTCATCAACATCTGCTTTATCTACCATGAATTCAACATCACGGTCATGCGTCAGTGTGTATGGTACGTCTTTCTGTTCGTAAGAACCAACGTTCCAACCACCTTTTCTGTTGTGATTTTTGTATCCAGATGTACTCATCTGAGTAAAGTGGAATGTTTTGGCGTCAAGCCATCTTACATTGCTAGTTACAAATGGGGATGTCAGGGTTCCCTGCATCAGGATTTCAAGGAGCTCCGGGCTCCACTGTTCTGCATAATTTAACGCCATATCTTATACCTTCTTTCTTTTAGTTCCAGCGATTCCAACGCTTTGTTGGTACTGCTGTCTGGTTTGTAGTTGTAGTCTGCTGCGGATGCTGTGCCGGATTACCGCCAGTTCCTACCTGAGTAAAGCCGGTCTTTCCGTCAGCCTGCGGTTTCAGTGCTGGAACGTCTTCCAGTACTTTGTTTAGTGCTGTTTTTAATGATTCTTCATTGATGTTTCCATCTTCGCCCATAACCTGGCTTAAATCGGCCATTTTAAGGATATATGGGATTGTCTTTGCTTCAATTCCAAGAGAAACAGCCATCATCGTAGCCGCACTTTCTACTTGTGCCACCCGAACAGCTTTCTGAGATGCTGCAAGCTGTGCCTGTGCCTCTGTGATCTGATTCTGCATTCCGGCAATATCCGGCTGATTCGCCGCCTTCTGCTCCTTGAAGGTTGTGATAGCCTGTTCTACCTCCTGCTGGGAAAGTCCCTGCTGCTTGAAATAGGCTTTTAATGCCGTATCTTCCTTTGCCGCAAGCGTTCCATCCAGCATCTGCTGAATCTTGCCATAATCAATCTGCGTACCGTTCTGGTTGCTTTGATTCTGATTATTTGGTTCCTGATTGGTTGTCTCCGGTTCATTGGTTGATGAACCGCTACCTGCAGCTCCTGGCTGTGCAAAAAACTGTAATCTCATTGGCATTTTAATATTTTTATACATCGTTGCTCCTTTCCGTTTTGAGAGTGTCACTCTATTTCCATTGTCATCAGTGTCGCTGGCCACGCACCTTTTTACGTCATATCGTGTTTGGACATAAAAATAAGACGCTTAACCCGGCATCTTATCGGGAGACTCTGGATCACCGCCTTTCTTTTCTTTTACCTCTTTTGCAACTTTAAAGCTAATCAGGTATTTTCCTCTGTCTTCTGACACCTCATAGACTTCTCCTTTCTTGCGAAGTCTTAACTCTTCCTCTGCGTCTTTGAAATCATGCGTTACTTTAATTTTCATCTCAGCCTCCTATTTCTTGTTTGTAATTGTAAACGGTACAATAGATTCTGGAATATAATTTACTTCGTACTTATATTTGTTTACCTTTGCACCGCCTAAATCTTCTTAAGACATTGAAGTTATCCGCTTCCTGTGAAACGTTCTGAGATACTTTGCCCGCTTCGGTACAGCCTACTGTCGCTCCCATCACCATCATCATTGCTAATACTGTTAATAAAATCTTCTTTTTCATTGTTTTTCCTTTCTTGCGCCGGCACAATTAAATCGTTAAGTCTACATTTTCCATTACTGCTCTCGCTTCAAGTACCGCCATGTAATCTGCCATAGCTTTAAGCTGCATATTGTAAGTGCTGCGTGGGCAAGTAGGTTCAAAGGCAAGCGTTCCCTCATCCCATTTCTTAAGTATTTTTCTTAATCCATCAAAGCGAATCTCTAACTGCTTATATTCTGCTTTGAAACGTTCCTTATAATCTTCGCTCATCATGCTTACCGATGTCGTTGGCATAATACATTCCATCTGGCACAGTCGTGCTCAGAAGTGCTTTGCTGTTCTGTAATGTCTTACAACTCCATACCACGTACGCATCCTGTGCTGTGATCTGGTTTCCATCGGTCTTATCCATGTGTGAATTTGTATATTCAGCTACTTTTTCCTTGCAAAGCCTTAAAAATTCTTCGTTTCCCATCCCTTGCCTCCTACGCATGTTCAATCCTCGGAATTCCATATTCAACTGCACACTCGTGCTCAATCTTGCATCCTCTTGCTTTCTGCCAGTCTTTTGCAAAATAGGCGATATCAGCATCAGATAAAAGCTCCAGGGACTTTCCAAGAAACCACAGTGGTTTTGCTCCTACCGGTGCTGACCGGAAGAAAGAATCAATAACCTCTACAGGTTCTCTCAACAACTCTTCTGCTGCTTTGATTGCCACCTTTCGCTCTGCAAGAATCTCCTCGTCTGTTTTGCCATTCATTGGCTGACTGATAAATAATTTCTTCATGTTCTTCGCCCTCTCTTTCTTAAAAATGGGTATAAAAATACCACCTGCCATTTCTGACTGGTGGTATTAATGTTTGTTCTGTTTTGCATATTCTGTCAAGAACTCAATTTCTTCAATTGACAGGATTTCTAAGGGATTCGAATAATTATCATCCTCCGTAGCAAATTCAACACCATTATATTCTGTAGAATTTATTGGATCAAATCCAAGTTTTTCACATATTTGATTGTACGTAATCAATTACAGCACCTCCATTTCAACGCCTGCGTCACGTACCGCACTACAAAATTCCTTCAGATTATCCTCAGTATAGCCCAATCTGTCCAACTTTGCAACGGCAGAATCATAATATAGTCTATTAATTTCGCTTATAATCCTATACTTAAATACGATTCCGTCATGAGCAGCTATCAAGCCATATTTGTATTTCCTGTCTGCAGCAACTTTTATATCTGCCCAACTCGGTACTGAACTTCCCGGATGATTGTGTATTGCAATAAGGGTATGTTCTTTGGATTGTCGCAACATTTGCTTCATCTTTTTTGTAGGTGCTACAGTCCTCAGTAATTTTGATTCTAATGAGCGTTTTATTTCATTGGTTTCTGTATTAATGAATACAAGACTTTCTAATTCTGTGCCGCTTCTCTGTGAAATAATATTTACCATCTCTGACCATATTTCTCTACAGATTTCTTTGCTTTCTGGCAAAGAATTTATTTTTCTACGATAATGATTTGATCCAATCTCTTTACGGTCCATCAATGTTGATTTATTGCGCCCCTTATTTCCGCATTCTCTGAAAACTCGCCCCCACTCTTTGTGTTTCAGTTCGTACCTCTTCTGGTTCTCTGGATCCAGTGAATAATCTGCCAGTCTCCCAAATCTCTTTTCCTGACGCTTTGCATATTGCTGTTTAGCTTCCCGCTTCGCTATATCTTCAATATCAGTAATCTCTTGCTTATTGTATTTCGGATTCACAGTAGTGATACCAGGAAAATAAGTGGTGTGAGTATCTCGACAACGTGGATGATAAAGTCCTTCGGCTATTGCATTTGACATTAATGGGTAATTCCCGTCTTCTCTGCTACCGCCGCTCCACACATCATCAATCATGATCTTTCCAACAAAAGGAAGGCATTTAGGACAAGAGCTACCACGTTTATTCATGATAACAAGATGTAGCCCCCATTCCTGTCTCTTTGTGCCTTCTCCTTGCAAATACGCCCGCTTAGAAGCTGTTCTGATCGCCATGTCTGCATAATCCGCTATCGTATGACGGCTTCCGTTGGCATATTCTATACAGTCAATTCCTGTACTTAAGAAGTCTTTTGTTGCCATGTCTACTGCCTTCTCGTACGTTCCTGCACCAGTGTTAGCATAAACCTGTGCATTAAATATAGCCTTGCGGTATTGGTCGTTTGCTCGCCGTAAAACAGCGTTCTCTGCTTTTTGCATATCGGAAGATGTTGCTTTAAGTAGTGCATTAAGTTTCCTATCGTTTATCTTAAAAAACTCTGCCGTGCCGTCAGGAGAAGCTTTTTGGGCCGGAAGCCCTTTTTTAATCGCTTTTAAAATCTCTGCCTCCTGGTCCATTTGTCCGTCTTCATTTGCTTCAAGGATCAGACGGTCTATTTTTTTGTTGATCTCCTTAAATTCTTTCCCGAATTTCTTTTTATTTTGTTTCCGGTACTTTTCTAACGTCTTTAACTGTTCTGCCTGCCACATGGACCATTGTTTGTCTTCTTCAATCTCCTCCACTTTATGCCGCTCCATATTACGAATCATGGAAGAAATCAGTTCTTCTTCTATTGCTTCAAACGCCGCCCCAACATCATATTCTGTATTTATCTTTGCCATTCGAATATACCTTAAAGCCCTGTTTCTTAAACTGCCTTATCAGCTCTTTTAACTGTGTGATACTATCACATTTATCGCATCTTAATTCCGCGTAATCCGCTTTTTCAAGAGCGTATATTCCAAACGGAACCTGCTCTTTTGCTACTTTGAGAAGACCTTTATACTCCTTCTTGTTCATCCGGTACATTCTGTTTGCTACTTTTACCCTCATCATCCTCACCGCCTTTCGAATCTACCTGAAATTCACCCGCAGTCATATTGACCGCTGGCTCTTCCATATCCTGTATGCCCTGTTCTTCCTTCAAACGGGCGACCTCTTCTTTCTTGCAGTGATCATCTAGTGTATCACCGTACAGTTCTTCTACGCACCGCTCAATGCTCATGATGCCACTTTGCTTTGCCTTAGCTACCGTTTCAACCTGGCTTTCAAATGACGGGTTCGCATATTCCCCAAACGGAACATTGACCTTTACTTCTTCAATGCCCTTGTTATGCAGAATGTTGTCAGCATTGATACACATCGAAACAACTCCCGGAAGGGTTTCCTGGAGTGCCTTTACAATTGCGCTTCTGGTGTACAAGGTTGTCTTTTCTTTTTCTCTCTGTGCTTCTGCATTATCCAGTTTCTTTACGTCAATCCCTAATGTAGAAGGACTAATCACTCCCTGCAGACACAAATCCAGCGCTGTTATGTATGATGCCATATAGCTGTCATGCGGAATTGCTGGCTGATCAGTAATGACTTGATTCTTCTGACCTTCTCGCATATCTCCATCTGCTGCAAAATATCTGTTGTCAAACGGATTGGGCTTTACTAGCTGTCCGGTACTTGGATCATGCGGCACCAGACATTCCGGGATATAAGTCTTTGCTCTGCCAGCTCTTAATGCATCCATCCACTGCGACCATGTTTCGTCCAGTGAATCATAGCTGTCGAGCTTGCCATCAAAGATACTGCCGCCTCTGCCCTCATAACGGGAAGATTCATAAATCATAAATGGTTCAGCCAGCATAACAGAATCATCAAATGTGATATCTGTCAGATTCTCAGTCGCTTTGATAGACTTAATATCAACTAGCTTGTTATCCAGATACAGCTCATTGATGATGTATCCGTAGCCATATCTCTCATTCAGGACATACACTTTGCCCTTCTCTTTGTATGGTGTCTTGAAAACAATCTCCCGGATCCGGTCTCTCTGATAAACAAATTCGACTCTTTCGCCCGGATACCATTCCAGGATTGGATAATCACTAATCGTAGTATCTATAGCAACTTTAAAAGCGCCATCTCCGATAAACAGTGTTTCTTTGAGGGCGCTTTCAATCTTTTTATAAAACTTATTGTCTTTCTCAATCTCTTTCCATAACTGTTCCTGTGCCGGCTGTTCGAATTCAAATTCGTTCATGTCCGGGAGGACTACAAAAGAGAGCACCTTAACTGTCAGTCCCGGAAGACCGGTATGGATCTTTCTCATGTCCATTCCAGCTGTTGATTTGCTTGCCCAGAATTTATTCCTGTCTGCAAATTCCGCATTCTGCTGATAGATTTGTTCGAGCTCATTGCCATCTCCCCTGTACCAGATACGGTTCAGAATGGCATGCCCTTCAAAATCCATCATTTCATTAATCTGAAAGTTAAAAGGATTTGCCGGAAGAACGTTTAGCCAGCTCCTGACAGTCTTTTTTATGCTTTCATTTAATTTATCCATCCATTTCACCTTTTCGCTCCTCCGCCTCAAATCCAATCATGTTGCGGTACGGAATCCATCCGTACTGCTGAGAGTTGATTGTATGATCATTCTTGTCTTCTGGCTCATCTTTATCCTCAGCCCATGAGTACTTCTCCATTTCCGCTATATGATTGGTGCATGTGTCTAATACCAGATAGCAGCCCTGTTGAATCCATCCAAGCTGCAGCTTGATTCTATCTAGTATTGTTACTTTCTTGTATGATTCTACAAAATTATAAATACAGCCGTGAAGCCTCTTATACTTTCGCAGTTCTGTGATTGTCGCCGCATCTGCACAATCAATAAATGTTTCTTTGGCAAAGCCCCAGTCATTACGGCACCTTTCTAAAAATTCTATAAACTTTACAGTTGTATCTGATGGTGCAAGTGGCTGATCCAGGTCTTTGTTGCTGTATACTTTTTCAGCAAGTGTAATCAGTTTCCTATCTTCCGTGATTCCCTGGAACATCATTGCAATTGTGTCCGGGGATTTCGAAGAATACGATGTATCAAGCCCGCAGGTAAACTTTTTGAACTTTAGCTTTCCTGCTGCTATCTGGGTCCTCACCCACTTCTCTGATACAACGTGCTTCTTTCTGCTGAAATTTGGGAACACCAGTCCAGTTGCTTTTCCTCTCAGACCTTCAATCTTATTTTTCCAGATTTTCGTGCCCTTTGGGGTGTTTTGGAGAATCTGTTGTTTTTTCTTTTCCGGAAGTCCGGCATTATCGTCAAAAGAAAAGAACCAATGGACCCAGCCGGGCTTTGGTTCTTCCTTTAGTTCATCTTTAATTTCTCTTGGTGTGCTATCCTCCCATTCAGGAAGAGGTCTACTGCAGTTAATATATTCTTTATATACGTCAAGACCTGGATCGTCCGGGTTCAGTGTGGCCATCAGATAATCGCATCGCATGGATGACTCTCTGACAAAGTCGATGTCAGCGGTATTAATCTCATCTATGTACAGGCAGCCATACTGACCGCCAAGAGCTTTCTGCCACTTCTTTTTGTCCCCATATCCCATCACATATATGACTTTATCGCCTTTGTTGGTATGGAACAGGATATGCGGTATCTTGTCGTCCTTTGTGCCGTTTCCGTTGTACTCAGTCAGGATCCCGAAATCATCAACAATCCCAAGATCTTTATTGATGATGTTCTTTTCAGCTGTTCCGGTATCTTTCGCTGCTAAAATGTGAAGCTTTTTGGGGGACTCAGCAACTTTGCACATGAACTTGAAGAGTCCGACCGTTGTTTTGCCCGCTGCTGTAGTTCCCTCTAAGAACTCAACTGGTGCATCGCATTTTAAGAATGCTTTATACTTTTCCGATAGCACTAATCGTTCCTTACTCACTAGCCATCACCACGCAATTGCTGTAGAATGTCTGCAAGTTTCTTTTGCTCTTCTTCCATGCCAGATACCTGTAACTTATCATTCCACATGCCTAGATGTCTTCCAAGCATGTCTAATGCCTTTAGTTTATCAGCAAGTTTAATCTCTCTTTCTACTCCATCTTCACCAAATGTTTTTACTTTTATCGACTGTATTGCTGCTAAATCATCTCTGGATGCATTTTCTTTTAATGTTGCATCTTTTGACTCTATGACATCGTCAGCATTCACGAACGCTATCTTTGCCAATTCTATTAGAACTCTATCTGCATTGATTCCTGTTCGTCTTGACCGCTCCGCAATCTTCTTTGTAATCTCATTTGAAATTCTAGTTTTTTCTAGTAGTTCATGTCCAATTTTCCCCGCATTCTTTACTGAGTATCCCGCCCTAATCGCTGCCTGAGTGGCATTTAAGTCAATCAGGTATTCTTCTACAAATTTTTTCTGTTTTTCCGTTATTGCCACTCAGTCACCTTCTTTCTAAAAAATAAAACACGTATGCCAGCACCTTGACAGGCAATCTGTTACTGCCCGTGAAGGAGAAGTTAACAAACATCATAGTCTATGCCGCTATGGCTCGCAGGTGCTGTACATTGTGTCGTCAAATTGCAAAATTGCATAAGAAAAAGCACTCTATATTTTTATAGAGTGCTTTTCGGCGTTTCATTTATCTCGCTAAAGATAAAAATGGGGCCAATCTGTTATTGGCTTTTACAATGTATCATACTTTCATGCGACATGGGGCGACATTTATAAATTTTCTTGAAAAAATCTTTCATTTCTTTTCTGGCAATTCTTTTCATTGTAGGCTTTTGCCCGTTTGGGGAACAAAGAATTCATCCGATGTGCCACTTGTGCCCAAGTCAATCCTTCAATGTAATATAGGCGGAACATGATGCGAAGTTCGCTTTTTTCGATAGATTCTATGTATTCTTCTGCTTGATTGGTAAGTTCAAGAAGTTCTTCCTCTTTCATCCTCAAGCGTTGCCGCCTCGATATCAGTAATTGTTTTACCTTTCCATGTTCTGGAACCGGAAAACCTTCAACTGTAAAATGCTGTATTCCTCCCAAACCACCGCTTACTACATCGCTCACCGCTCCTTCTTTCTCAATCTTCTCTAATCGCTCCTCCGTCATTTTTATGAGTCTCCTCAACTCTTTTATCTCCGCTTGCATATCGCAATACTGGATCAGGACTGACTTTTCCACCAGAACCACCTCTTTCCTGTTATCTATAAATCTTGCCTGTCTTCTTGTCTCTAAGTTTAATCCGTCCAAATACCTCGAATTCATCTATTGCCGCTACTGCTTTCATAGCATTAATTGTTCTTGTTACCGAATCCGGTGGCTTATCCGCTGCCTTAATCGCATCATGTGCCGTTCTATCCGTGTAGTGTTCATGATTTCTTGTGTTCATTCTGTCTCGCCTCGTGTTCACTTTCCAGCAATTCCGCCTTAATTAGATCATATACGATGTCTAACCAATCCCGTTTGTCCCGATATCTGCAATTAGGTTTTTTATGTATCCGTGGATCTGCTTCGTTCCAACAAAAAATATCAAAGCATACGTCACTTACAAATAACATTACGCAGTCACGTGCTACACAAAGATAATAGCAATTTTCGTACCGTTTTCCCTTACATTGCTTAAAACCGTATTTTTCAAATTCCGCTGCTGGTACCATCGGTCTTAGCATCTTCTACCTCACTTTCTGAGCGTGTAAAATACAAATCCTGTATAGATCAATGCTGCTATAATTACTATTGTTTCTGTTATACTCATTTCTTACCCTATTCCCCCCTAATAATTTCTTCCGCAATAAGAGAGTCCTCAACGAGTTCTCCTGCATCTTCAAATTCACTTGCGCAGTGAACACACAGCCAAGCATTTTGCGGCGCATTATCTAATGCTTTTTCTATAGCTTCTTTTTGCGAGGACGCTTCAACCTCACAAAGAAATTTTGAGAACACATAGTTCCCATATACTTTATATTTCATTCTTACCACCTTCTTCGCTTTGCAAATAAACTGGTTATTATTTCTTGCGCATAATGGTTTTTTGTTAAGTGTCTCTTATTTTTCATGTTATTTTGTAAAATTATATGTGCTCATGCGGCTGTATTGGTTCCCAGTGTTTTTCTGCATCTTGTTCGACTAATCGATTATACCGCTCCACATATTCCATCTCACTTATTTTGCCTTCCATAAATTTGTCTTCCAATCCCATATAGGTATCTGGTTTAATTGCATCTATACGCTCTTTAAATTCGTGTACATTCATTTTCCCGGCAATGAGCATATCTTGCAGCATTCTGGATTCATGCTTCATAGGCCACTCGCTACCTTTCCTCCTCTTGTTTTATATATTCTGCGTTTGTCCATTCAGCAATTTCCAGCGGGTCAAAGTATTCTTTGCACTTCGGACATCTTGGAAGCATATTTTTTCTATACGATTCTTCCATCTCACGGAATACTCTACTCTTACGCATTCTTTTTAACTCTTTATTTGCTTCTTCTGAATAAACTTTCGCTTTTTCTTTTAATCTTTTAGTTTCTTCTCTTAATTGCCCATGATATCCGGCTATTGACAATATTGCCTCAAACGGATCAACGACCGCTCCGCAATCTCTGCATATAATAATTCGATTTTCAACGCTAAGTTCGTAATGTGGAGGATTGCATCTGCATATCTTCTTCATTCCTTTATTGATTCTTAACAAATCAAAGCTGACAGGTTTTTCCTTGTCCATCCTTATTCTCCCTTCTCGTACAATCCGCAACTAGATATCGGTTTGTATATGTAGCCACTTCCGCTGGCTCTTTTTATTTTTCGTGGTTCTAGGTAGACCATATTTCCGCTACCATGACATATTCCCCATTTGACCCCGTCTCTTTTGCCGGGCTGCGGTTTACACATTGGACATTCTGGACATTTTATATATTTTTTCATTTCCCTGCCCCTTTCATAAAATCTTTTAATACTTTTTGTCTTATTTTTTTGTTTCTGTTTCGTTTCTTTGTTTTTTCTGCTGCTCTTTGCATATTTGTCCATTCCTGTCTTAGATCAGCCGGAAATGCTTCTTCCACTATCGGCTTTCTTCTTGTCTCTAATTCCGCTTTAATCAATTTTTGTTTTGTCGTTTCCGCATTTTCAGCTTCTAGAAGTTTGAGGGCTATTTCCAACTCTTCTTCCGAAAGTTGTGGATCGCACAGAAACGAGGTCAGATACGGCGGCTCTGTATTATATTCATGCAATGTCCGGTCTAAAATATTTTGGATATTCCTTGTCCATAATTCGGGCGGAATCTTTATTTTTAGCTTCTTCATTCTTCCTCCAAATAGTTTTTTCCGAAAAGTTTCATAAACTCTTCTCTTGTATGTGTCTTTTCGAAAGCTCTCTGTCCATCCTGGCGAAGCTCCCTCATTAATCCTGCGTTGTTATGTACCGCTTCCTTACCGTTTATGTGATGGTCTAAACATAAATAGACTTTTAATCCTTCTGCTTCCGATTTGTCTCTATTTGAACCCCCGAAGATGTGATGCTCATGTACTACTTTCTGCCATTCGTAGTGCGGCCGCATCTTCATGCATAGATAGCATGGACTTCCCTTCTCTTGGAGTATGCTTGGTTTATGTTTCTTTCGTCTTTTCAATTTAGGTCTCCTTCCTCCTCCGGATTTATTCCGGAGGAATAACAATGGCATATAGTTCATGGAACCGTTGATAAGTTACTGTGTAATATGTAAAACCTCTGGAGGCTGTCCAGCTATTTTTCCATCTCCTCACTTAGCCAATTCTCAACATCTATGATGCTGTTAAATGTAAGGTGATGGCTCTTATATCCTATGAGAAGAATTTCGGCCACCTCTGTGATGGACATATGCTGCATTTTTTCCCATCGAAGGACTGGCTTTTTACCCTCTTTCAAAATCATCTCCTCACTTGGGATTAATGCGGGTTTTGACGGTTTTTGCGCCGGCGCAATCACTTCCTTTTCCTGCTCCTTCTCTCCCTCTGGTTTCTCTGGGTATCCCACGTTCTTTTCTGTGATGGGTTCAGGGATATTGTTATCGGTTTCATGTTCTGTTTCACTCTGCTGAGACTTCGGTATGTTCTCGTTCTCTTCTGTCTTTCCGACATTTCCTCTATTCCCAATACCTTTTCGTTCATCATCTGCTCTATTTCTGATGCTGTCTTGTTTATTGTCTTTGCTATCTCCCTTAAATTCATCTGTGTTTTCCTCCCGTGTTGCATCATCTGGTTCATATTTTTCTAGGACCTTAGCCGTTATCTTTGTAAACTCTTCCCATGACATTTCTTTGGCTATTCCGGCGTATTCCTTGACACTTATTTTGTTTTCATGAAACATGATGAACCATTTGCTCTTTCTGAAAGACCGGCTTCCACTCGGCGCAATCAGTTCTCGTAATTCTTTTACATTGTTTTTTACCGCTACCGCTTTTCTTACAAGTTCTTGGGATATGTAGAAGTCTCTGATAAGTTGTTCTATGTCACTGTTTGCTCCTGGATCCGGGACAGACTTATTAAAACGGTTTAATTCTCTAATGTCCTCCCGGCTCGTCTGCGGAGTAATCATGTTTAAGTCAGTATCGGGAAGAGCTAACATGGCTGCAAGCTTACTTTGGCCATATTCTAAAAATTCCGGCCGGAGTTCTTCGGAATTGCCGCCTATGGAATATTTTTTGTTTATCTGAATGAATCTTGTTGTATCTGACGGAGATAAGCCACATTCTGCTTTCGCAAATTCTGCGATACTTTTATAGCCGTCTTGTTTATATAATTCGTTATCATCTATTTTGCGTAAGAGGTAACCAATACGGACAAAATCTTTCTTCAATCCGTTCAGCTTATCCTTTGCGGATGAGATATCCTGTTTTAATTTCTGTTTGATATCTAGCCACTCTGCGAGTGTTATTTGTTTATATTCCATGTTGCCTCCTATACTGCCGCTGCCATAATCGGTTGTTTCATTGTTTTAAGCTCTTTTGTGTACTTGTTCAGTAGTTTCTCAATTGCTTTTTTATCTGGCTGTCTATCAAACTCTGAATAAAACTGTAGAATCTTATCTGTTTTTAAATTAATTTCTACTGTGTAATATGCTTTTTCTAAATCTTCTTTCTTACGAAGGAATAAAATCCACGTTTCTCCTGCTGCCATTTTCTTCATGTAGATATCACTTGCTCCTACACAATGATGAAGTTCTCTTCCTTCTTTCATTAGCTCCTCGCATTTACCGGCCGGAATAATCATGTAGGTATCATCTTCATAGAAATATCCTTTTACTTCTGACAGGCGTTTCTGTATCTGCTTATCTAATTCTGCATATTCATTTAGTCTTTCTTTATCTTTCTTTTCATTTCTACGCTCTACCAACTGGTCATGGCGAAGCTTTAAGTCCTTCGGAAAACGAACTATACTATCTTGTGTATCGTAGCCTTCTAAAAGCGCCATCTGAAGATAGTCTCTCCAGGTTGTTATCGCCTTGCTTGGTGCTACTCTTTGCTTTTTCAAATAGTTAACCATTTTGTTGACACTTCCTAAATCGTTCAAGATTTCTTTGCATTCTGATAAGGTCATTTTTTTCTTTGACAGCCACTCCAGGCTTTCCTTGGATATCTTAATTCCCTCCTTCTGCTCATATTGCAGCCATTCTAATTCGTTAACTCCTCCATCAATCTGTTTCATTCGATTTACACGATTTCCATCTAATCTTAAGAGTTGTTTTAGATTTCCGGCCTTTGCAGACAGTATTGAAATTTCTCCCCACCAATATCCATTACAGATTTCTGTTACTAATTCGTATAATCCGCTTTTCACAAGGTACTCCCAATATTGTCTTGCATGAAAACACATGATATATCTATTCACGTAGAACTTCGTTCCTTTATTTGCAATAATATCCATGCCGCTCCTCTCCAGATTTCCACATGGCAAAACTTCCTTTAGATTTCCCGGATATAGATATGAAGGTGAGAATCGTTTTCCGGCCGGATTCTTATCCCAGAAATCTTGTTCAAACTCATCTGCATCATCGAGTGTTCCATAGTAGACTTTTCCGTATGTTTTCCCTATTGGAATAAGTGCTCGACATTGCTCAAATAATTCAATTTTTTTGCCTTCCTTGCTCCAGCGGCATACCGCTTTAAATTGTCGTTCTACCCATTTATCATTACATTTCTGTAATATCACTACTGGCGCATGTTCAACTTTTTGCTTCTGGCGACTATTTGCAGATGCTACTTGATTGCATTTAGGGCAATGAACACTTTCTTTATGTTTCCATTTTTCCTTTACCGTTCCGCTCCCTTTGCAGGCAGTACAGGTATATGCTGTTTCCTTTCCTTCTCTTTTTGAAAATAAAATGTGACCTGGAAATACTTTTTCATCCAGCCAGCGTTTCATATCTTCTGTAATACACGGGATATCCGACATTTCTTTTTCAATTCTTTTAACTTTTCTTGTATATGCCTTTGCTCTCTTGTCTTCGCTTAAATTAAGCTCGTAATCTGCAACACCACACGTATTCAAGAAATCCATTGCTCTTTGTTCATCCTCTTTTGTATCCCAAACAAATTCCTTGTTGCTCCAATAATAAAGTTCCTTCTCAGCAGGCAACCCTTTGCACATTCTTGCTACATTATCTAACCTGCAGGTTGTCCATTTATCATTGATCCAGGCATAATGATTTTCTTTGTCTGCGAAATAGCGGGCTTTTAATTGATTTTTATAATACAAGCTAATCTCTACAACCTTTTTGCCATCAACTTCCAGGATTCGGCTTTTTGCTATTACTTCTTTTTTGTTCTTCATGTTTGTAAATGTGCTTGGGGGTATTCTTAAAAACTTTGCCCTTTTCACTCTTTTTTGCCTCCCAGATAGTAATTTCTGATGATTTCTTTTGCCTTGCCCATGTTCGGGATGCCCAATGTCACCTTCCCGGCTGTTACTTCCGCTGCTTTTAAGATCTCCTTATCCACCGGGACCTGATTTTTAAAGGACCACTTAAGTAATGCCGCTATGCAGTCTTTTAAGCTCTTACCTTTTTTTCGTACCTGATGGGCAAGTAAATCATTTTCCGAAATCTGTACACGGAGATATTCCACCCAGTCTTCCATAATTCCTTTTAATTTCAGCTCTGCTACTTCGACATCAATTTTCCCGTATGCTGCTGTTTCTGCGTCACACAGTTCCATAATGTCCCCCGACAGATAGAGTTCTACGAAGTCTTCCGGGATTCCGTTTTCCTTCGCCATCTCTTTCAGGTTTTCAATGTCGTTCTCATTAAACAGATTCTCTGCAAGGGTGTTGATTTCTTTGTAGCTACTCATTTCCCCAAATTTATCAAACATCTTTCTTCATCCTTTCTATTAGTTATCCACATTATCCACAATTCTGTGGATAACTTCTTTCTTACTACTTTTCAAAATCGCTCCCCTATTTGGGATTTATGCGGTTTTTAGCAATTTGCAGTTACTCTTTTTAACTGCTCTTGTATCCACATACTGTATTCGTGTTTTCCTGGTTCTGACAGAAGCAGATGTTCCCCAGCTTTTTCTTTCAGTTGCTTCCACAAGTCTCCATTTGCCACGGGTTCTCCTTTTGTAGTTACATATCCATTTTGTTCCCATTTGTCTAAATTTTCTTCTAGCATTGTGAGAATAAAGGCATTTTCCGTATGGATATGTATTTCACTTGGTTTTACTACCCGGGCTACTGCTTCCGTTATGGCTTCCAGTGTGACTCTGTTGTATGTTCCTTTTGTTTCTTTAAATTCCTGCTTTGTTTTCAATTTCCCTTTTAGTGTGCAAGCAAGCACATATCCGTATTTGCGGACTTGTGTTCTTGGAGCTTTGCTATCTGTCCCTATGTAGATATGTACTTCCATCATTCCCTCCTTTTCAACTTTAGTAATGTGTACTCTCTGTACGGATAGTTCGTAATAGGATTGATTCCCTCATAAACAGAATCCGGATCCACATAGTACCCTTTCGGAATCCGAATCTTGTTCCACGTTTTCCACCTGATATATACTTTCCGCTCTGGCTCCGGCAATGGTAGGTTGCGTGAGGTCGAATAGCTTGTCTCTCTAAGACGCTTATCTGTCTGAGGAGTCTTTGTTATGTAAGCTGCTAAATTTCGAAATCCCCCTCTTTCATATAGCAACTGATTTATCACTTTTCCCTTACTCCATGCTTTTCTAAGAATCAAATCAGTATCTTGAATTCTGTTTATTACCAAATGTACATGCCAGGCATTTCTGGTTCCCACCTCAATATTTCGAATCCATCTTACTTGTTCCCCTCTCTTTTTGTATTCTCTGCGTATTACTTTCATTGCATCAGAAAAGTCTTTCTTGGCATCTTTCATATCTTGAGGTCTGTTCTCTTTCTGGTATGTCAAGCAAGTAAAGTAGTCTCCCTCGGAAAAATATTGCATCAATTTCCTACGACACTTCTTTTCTTTATTCTTCTGATTTACCTTTGCCATCTGCTCTGGAGTAGCTTTTTTCTTTTTCTCTCTTTTCGCACCTGGGCTAGGGTATCTATAGGTGTGCATCTCCTCTACATCTATTCCGTTTTTTGTCCTGTATATTTTCTTTGTATAACTCATATTTCAATATCCTCAGAGCCTATCTTTAATACGTTGTTCAAGTTCCATCCGGGTCTTTTACCCCGGTTTTTCTTGACATTATTGTTTTAAGATAGTACACTTTAGATATCGTTATTTAGTGTGTACCATCTTGGTATTTGCTTAAGAGGAGTCAAATGTTTGGCTCCTCTTTTTCATACAATCACATAATTCTGTTTAATCACTTTGTTTCTTTGCTCTGCATAATTTTCTGCTTCTGCCAGCGTTCCGTTGAAACACTCTAGTTGTCCGTTCTGCCAGCGAATTATTTTCGCCGGATTTTCTTTATTTTTCTTGGAATACTCCATTTTCCTTTATGTCCTTCGCAATCCACCACTCCAGTGCAGCTTTCCGCTTTAAGAGGCGGGGTGATGTAGGCTCCTGTTCCAGAGCCGATTCATTTTGGCTATATTTTTTCAGTAAAAAATTAATTACCATATTTCTCACTCGCTAAAATTTCCAGATGTGCAATGCACTTATCATAGTTCGCTTTTTGTTCTTCATGCGATGAAATGAATATATTAAACTGACCAAACCATTCTTTTTCTGTATTAAACTCGCCTACCATAGTAAGTATGCTAATACTGGAATTACCATAGGTAAAAACGACATGATTTCCTGCCTGCTGTGCTGCGTATACCTTCTCTATCAAAAACTTGATAGCTTCTAAACTTAAAGTTTTTTCTTCCTTAATCATAATTTCTCCTTCCATTTTCCTGATTTTGTGTTATAATTTAATTGGTATTTTTTCTATGCACCCAACGGAGTTGCTGCTCCAGGGTGCTTTTTATTTTCTTCTGGTGGAGAAGTTATATTTTTAATGTTGCATTCTCCATTTTCTCCGGCAAATTGATGAGTTATCTGTACTATTAAGTGATGCATGAAGGTTTTGTTTTGATACTCTTCTTTGTCTCTTCCTTCCCAATCAATCCAGCTTTTGCCGTTGACTGTATATCCTCGCATAGCTATCACCCCCTCTTTAATCTTATTTGAGACTGTTTGTCTATGTTTCCTTGACTTTTCATAAATTCTCCAATATTCTTTCTATACAGGCACTGCCATGCCAAACATGAAAGAAAGGAAGCATTATTATGGATTATGATTTTTTAAAAGTTTCGGCTCCATCACTCCCTGGTATAAACCAAGCTATTTCTCAACTTCAAAATGTTTTTTCGCTGCAGGCATCCATCTCTTCTCATGACATCGATGTAATGATTGAAGAAATAGCCAAGCCATTTGCATCATTATCTCAAGAATGGAGTGGCTCTCTCACTCCTATAACGTCTGCATTTTCCAGTAATATTGCAAAAAAGATAACCGAAAGTTTTAATATTGATAGCATTGCTCACTCAATGACCGAGAGTTTTAACATTGATGATATCTCTCATTCAATGACTGGAAAATTATCTGAAAGTATTTACTCCTCTTTTAATGTCGAATTTGCAACTGCATTAAAAAATTCTATTGCTTCATTTGATGAATCAGAAATTTCTTTAGATAATGATTATGTGATTCTTGACAAATCCCCCATTGAAACATACGAAATTCCTGAATCATTAACCGTTCCCCTTGGAAAATATCGTGTGAAAATGTCTACGGATGTGTTTATCAGTATAATTTCTTTGCTGGTATCCATTATTTTGAGTATATCAATCGCCTTATATCAATCCAACCAAGGCCCCACTGAATCTGAAACCCAACAAATTCAACTTGATGAAACTCAAAATGCACTTCTTCAGACTCAGAACCAACTTCTTTATGATTTATTACATAGCATAGATACATCTTCCTCTAGTGAATCAGAATCCCTGCAATCTTTAAAGAAAGAAGTCGAAGAACAGAATTTACATCTATCAAAGATTGAGAAATCTCTTGATTTAATCGAAAAATCTCTCGATAATAGTGCATCATCTGGCAATACTGAATCTGAAAAATAATACTAATAATGAGAAAACCTATCTGCGTAAGCAAAAATGCTACTCTTAAATTCTTTACTCGCTTACGCAGTTTTTGAATTTCTTCTTTATTTTCGTCCATATCTCCCTCCTATCCTGCTTTCTCACTATCCCTAAGCATTGCTAAAATTCTTGACTTTTTATAGTTTCTCCAATATTCTTGTTACACAGGCACTGCCATGCCGAGTACATAAGAAAGGAGAATTTTTATGAATTTAGAATTATCTGATACTGAATTAATTTTTCTGTACGGAAATTTAAAAATCCAATTGAAAAAATTAGAATCCATGCCTGCCTCTCTGGTGCGATCTGATATTAAGCTCCACAAAAGTATTATTGAAAAAATGGAATCTGCTGCTCCTCAATTGAAAAAATTACCTATTTAGAGTTAGGCTCTGCATTTTGCAGGGCTTTTTTCGTTTTCGCTACCCACTTTTCTGCTGGAATGAACTCTTCAATTTCCACTTTATAAGCTTTTCCTTTGACCCATACTATATCTAAATATCTTTTTCTCCCTCGCAAAAGCAAACGGATTAATATCTTCTTCACCTCTATCTCCTATCCTGCTTTCTCATTATCTCTGGCGATAGTTTCGCCTTTCATCAAGCCGTCCATGAACGCATCCGTCAGCATTTTTCCTACTTTGCTTAATTCAGAATACATTTTCATAAATTCTTTTCCATCTTCAATATCTGCTTGTGTCAAATACTTATATCCTGTCTGTGTCATATGTATCTCTCCTTTCTTTGTTTGACTTTGTATGATAAGATTAACACACTTTGTATTACATGTCAAACCTTTTTTCTTATTTTTGTTTGACTTTGTATGACACGCATGTTATTATCAAAACCAAGGAGGTGGCAATGTGCAAGAACGCATAAAAATGTTGAGAGAACAATTAGGTTATTCTCAAGAGACTTTTGCCAAAGAAGTAGGCTTAACAAAAAATTATATTTCTTTAGTAG